AGATTTAACAGGTTTAGCTAATCTTACACTAAAACCCATTTCAGCAAGTCTGCGTTGTAAGTCTTTAGCGTAAGCTCCAGCAGCAGCGGCAGGGTCAAGTGGAATACTAATAATAACATCCTGACCATCACGAATTGCAGTATCAAATACCAACTGTTCTACTACATGCACCCTATCTCTTATTGATACAACGTCTTCAACTGTATAAACATTGTTGGGGTCTTTGGACATTAATACGCCTCTTGTCCAATCTGGATTAGGAGAGGTCTCCGAAATTTTCGAAAACGCAAAATCCCACGATCTGATTCTTCTTCTGGCTCTACCATTAGCATGATCAACTAGCCCTACCCATTCCCGTTTAAATAACCCAGAAGACTCTTGACGCGCAAACCATGATCCATGTAATACATTATTTTCAATTGCAGTCGTTAATTGCAATCCGCTTTTAAGCTGCTTATAGTTTCCCATAAGATAAGACTATATCTTCATCTTGATTACTCAAGAGTCCACCGTTTCGGAGCACTTGCCCCTACGCCTTTCGGCTAGTCGTTGAGCGTTCCTATTTATAGGCTTCGCTGCTGATTGCCCAATCCTTGAAATTTTTACACGTAGTATTCAAGGCTCTAAGGGGGTTCCAGCAAAAGATGGATTTTAGAACAACCGAATTAATCGTTCCATCTCAACCCTCGGTAATGACATTAATCTGCTAATGTAATCTGGTTGAGCTTTAAGTAGAGGTGGGTTATCTCTACAAGTTGCACCAATAAAAGTGAAAGAACTTAGTCCTGCTTCATCACCTTTACCGTGCGCTTTTTCTGCTTCTTCTAGACTGTTATACCATAGCATAGTATTACCTTGTCTGAAAAAATATCGTTTATGACCAGTTTTTTCTGGTAGTGGAATTCCTGTATTTGGATCGAGATAATAATCTTCAATCCACTCTCTTAGAAAAGAATTATAATCGGGATTTGACATTAGGAACATGTGAGGCTTATAATCAACATATGCATTTCGCATACGAGAGAGCAAATAAACCACCATATCTTCTGTAAAATCAGTTGCCTCGTCAAAAATAACTAAGCTGTATTGTCCCAAGAGTATTCGTAAAAATTCGTTAAGTTTTTACCGCTTTCGCTGCTTAATGTCACCACTAAGATTAGAGCACATCATCACCTTATTTCTAAGGGCTTTACCGTTTCACTGCACTTGCAGCTACTCCCTTTCGGGATGCTCGTTAGGCTTTTATGTTTTCACAATTTAGCACGGTAGGTTGTCTTAATAAATAAGAGATTCCCCGTTTAAGTAAAGTTTTTCGATAAGCGTCACCGCTTAAAGGGGCCGACATTTAACCCTTGTGATCGAACTTGTTATTCTCATGTTGCATATGACTGAACTTCAGAAGAGCACCATTTGGAAATATTAACTCCAACTCTCTTGCCCTGATCCTCATATTTGGATAGATACTGGTATAAAGATTAACTGCTTCATGCCAGATTGACCCCGGTGCGGTTAACATCTTAGATGTTCTACGAAAGATTACTCCCGTTGCGCGAGGGTGCTGCATGAATTTTAATGCAATAAGAAGTGAAGTGTATGTCTTACCAGAACCTGCACTTCCACCTGCAAGTGTAATTGTGGCATCACTATTAAGAAACATTTCTTGCTTCTTTGATGCCGGGGCGATTGTTATTTGATTACTCATTTGTCTTTCTTAATTCGGATAGAAGTTTTGAAGATATATCCAAAGTATAGCATTCAGACCAACCATTTTGTTTGTACTTCTTCATGAGTGAATGATCTAAGTTAAAATCTTTGTAATCACTATGAAGTCTTTTCTCAAATGCAAGGGCTTCTTTATAAGAATCAAACTCTTTAACAAAAAGTATATCGTATTTACATTTTGATTTAAGTTTATAATCACTTATTCTTTTTTGTACGTTAGTTGAAACACCAACTTTTAACCATGAAAAGCCAGATAAAGTATCTGTAAACTTTATAACATATACATTACTCTTCTTATTCCAAAAGTTTGAATGTAGATCACAAGCCCATACATTTCTTTTAATATTGCCAACTTTGAAATCTTTTATACATCCACAAGGCATCTCATATTTATAGTACTTGCCGTTGTTTGAGAATGTAGTTTCTGATTCTCCAATAAATACTAAACCGACAGATAGGGCATCTTCAACCCATTTATCTTGCCTACATTGTCTGCATTCAGGCACATTATCATTCTCTACGTCTTGAATTTTTATACTCTGAACATGGTTACACTTTTTATATTTATAATTCCTGTGCATCCATTTATCAGTACAATCAGCGTTTAATAATTCAAGATTGTTCCTACTCGCAGCATCAAATCTTGACTGTATTGTACAGACGGTGCATTTTACACCAAATTTAATATTGTATGACGCAAAAAGTTGTTCGTGACCACATTCTATAAACTTGTATAATTTGTAATCTGGGTCCGATGTTGGCATGTGATCTACAATTGCAAGATTGTTCAACTCTGCAACAGATTCATGTTTTTGGACTAGACATGTCTTACACCTGAATTTTCCTGTTTTTGCGTGTTGCTTTTTAATATCTTGAAGGTGACCACACTCCAACTCATATAATTTGTGTGCATATTGTGCAGAATACTTACCAAGAGCTTCACCCACAATCTTCGGATACTCTACCTTTAATAATTCAGTAAACATTTATTCTCCTCAGAATAAACCTCAAATAAACAAACAGCAGTAAGTGAGGAGCTTACGTTCGGTCGGCCAACCTAGCTGTTGTTAAAACTAAAATTATTACTCAGCGTTAACCATCTTTAGACTAAACACTGGAGCGTTATGCTGCTGAATCTCTGTGCCTTCAGTCTCAGATGCATCCTCTGTATCGTAAACATCAAGAACTAACCTGCGATAATTATCTAGCAAGATAGTTGCAGCTTTTAACTGATTTTGATGACTAGCCTCTTCATTTTTCATAATCGCTGCTGCAGTGATAATAGCTTCTGCAATCTGAGGTTTGATCTTGCGAAGTAGCATGACTAGCTCACGTTCTTTTAATTCGCGATTAGTTGGCTTGTCTAGCAGCGATTGTTTCTTGGGACGTCCCGCTGCATTTCCTGATTGTCCCTTTGCGAATGTCATATTTATTTCCTTATAAATTAGTCCTGAGTACCGAATTCAGGGTTAGCATTTCGTTCTAACGGCTCATCAACTCACGTTGTCGTTTGTATAAGTACTTGGCGGTACTTACCCAAGGATAGATGGTCCTCGTGTTACCTTGCTGACAAACTACAAGGGACGCCTTCTACAAAGTAGATAACCGTTAGCGCAACGGTCCTAAGGGGACTCTTAATGTAAGGTATGCGTTTTAACTCATAGCGTAGGGCGCATCCCCTGCTACTTCCCGTAATAGCCTAAGCTATCTCTCGAACGGTTCTTGGTGGGCACTGGCAGTAACGATCTGCCCGAGCTATATTAGCGCTTGTTTTACTGACAAGTCCGTCTCCTTAACGGTATACGTACCCTAAGTTGTGGAAGCGGGTGAAGTACTCGAAACTTCTGCGTAGAGCTTATGAGACTTACGGATCGCCTGAATACCCGCTATATTAAAACTATTGTAACAGCAGTTTCATCTATTGTCAATAGCTTGCGCTATTCAGATAGAATCTCTGAAATCATCTTCAGGATCGTACTCATCATAGAACACAGGGTTAGTCTTACCTGAAGGATTCCTTAGTAGCTCTACGTCAACTTGTGTTTCTGAATCTAAACCTAGATAAGCTGTATCTAGGCAATCATCGCATTCTAGTGTTTTATTGAAAGCGTTTTGCTTGAAGTAACGGTTGCAAGTAATGCAGTTCATATTTATATTATTCTTTTTGTTAACCATTATAGACAATTCACTGTAGATTGTCTACAATGAGAAATAGTTCCCGGTTACTGCTCCGGGTCATGTCAAAGTACTTAGAGCTACTGAAAGGAGTAAATGTGTAACTAAGCGAATACATGAAGGTTTTATCAAGGCAGGGTTAAACCTGATTGTGTCCTACGCAGGGTTGTTGCGCTTAATACAACAATTTACTAAAGACTATAAGTTTAATTTACATTGAAGCCTTGATTATAACACAGAAAACTCGTAATTTCAAGAGGAATATCAATCACTCACGCAATACTTAGTTAATATCTTGGCGTACTTTAACTGCAATCTATTGAGCATTCTTTTCGCTACTACAATATCTTGCACAACCAATATTCTATCTTTACTATTTTCTTTCCACATAAGTACATATGAAAACATATCTTTAGAATGCGGCTGTAGTTTCAAATATCCATTTAAATTTCTATGAGCTTCTTTTATTATACTATATGTTCTTTTTGATATTAATCTTAGATTAGAATATCTATAATCATTTTCATCTAAGTTTTTATGCAGGACAACTTTATCTTTTTGCACAATTATATTTTGTACCAATTCAATTGCTACTTTATTAGCTTTTAATTTAATTTTCTTAGTATTTTTATAAAATAATAAATAACCTTCTTCATTAGGAAATATCTTACGGTATCTGGTATTATTCTTTATAATAAAGAAAGAACCTTCAAACATATCATAATCAATTAAATCTTTTAACTTCATGTTACTCTTTCTTAAAGTTGTATCTTGAGTTTGTGCTTAAGCTTTTTGCACCTTGATCTTTTGCACAACAAACCAAATTGATTTAAAGGCTCTATATGCTCGTTTTTACCCTTCTGGCTACATACCCCTAGACTAGCTCCAGATAGCAGCTTGTAGAGCCTTCTAGGGGCTTTCTTGAAGGTTATAACTGAGCAGCTTTAGTTGAAGTTGCAACTAACCGTCCGTAGGACAGGCATAGCGCCTTGAGCTTCCAAGCACAAAAGGAATAAAAATAAAACAAAATAAATTAATAAAATAGCCTGAGCGAGTAATATAGGTTATAACATAGAATATAACTTAAAATATCAGCTAAAGTTTTATCCTATGTTATAACCTATATTAATCTTAAGTTATTTATATCTCTTACTTACTTGCTTGTTAGTGTAGAGTACATTTAATGTTAACTTTAGCTGTTACTATCAGATATACTTATATAGCTACTAAATATAGGTTAATATACATTATTACCTACATTATACTCTACGTACTAACTGATGTTATAACCTATATTATATACTTATGTATTCTTTAGGGTATCACATGTTTTAGCATTTGTCAAGTACTTTTTATAAAATATTTTAGTTGACTTGATGATTGGTGTGTGCTATAATTGCTTTAACACAAACTCAGTGTTGATCAACTTAGTAAGGAGTACTTATGGAAATTAAGAAAATTGAAACTTATAGCTTATATGAGTTTTGTCAAGCAGTAGAGCAAAGCATTATTCAAGGTTGGCGATTTGATTTTAATAGCAATGAATTATTTCCAACGATGTTTGGAAGTATGTTAGTCACTGGTATGGTTAAAGATAATACCGAAGTTAAATCAAAAGATAATACTGAAGTTATTATCGAAGATAATGCCGACAATACTGAAAATAAATCAGAAGTTAAACGAGGTCGTAAACCAAAAGATAATACCTGATAGTATTTAAATCCTATAAGTAGTATAGAAAGGATAGTAATGAAAAGAAATCAAAAAGTACAATCTCAGCGTGTACAAAAAGAGAAGTTCCAGCGTAGCCAATTTCCAGTTTTATATGCAATGAACGATAAGCAATCTGAGTTGCTAGAAGCTTTAAAGTACAATACTTTGGTTGTAGCTCGTGGAAGTGCAGGTACTGGTAAAACATTGCTCGCTATCCATCATGCAGCTAAGAAGTTACACTACGGTGATATCAAGAAAGTTGTACTGATTCGTGCATATCAGCCTCTAGCTGGTCGTAGCATTGGTTTCCTGCCGGGAACCGCTGAGGAAAAGTTACTTCCTTTTTATCAACAAATGATTGACTACTTTGAGGATTATCTTGGTAAGGCAACTACAGAGATTCACCTAAAGAATAAAACTATTGAGATTTGTAGCTTGGAGACTATCCGAGGTAGAAGCTGGAATGATAGTATTATCATTGTTGATGAATCGCAGAACTTGTTTGTACCAGAGATTCAAGCATTGACTACTCGTGTAGGTAACGATTCTCAGATTATCTTTTGTGGTGATAACACAGGTCCACAAACTGATGTTAAAAAAGGTATGGATGGACTTACGTACTTAGAGAAGATTTGCACCAAATACAATATCAATGACTGCAGCTTTACTACCTTTAGTAGAGAACATGTTGTTCGTAGTGGATTGACCAAAGAGTTTGTTATTGCTTTTGAAGATGAAATTGAAGCAGAATTTGACAAAACCAGTGTACTAGATGAACATAATACTAAAGGAGTTACCAATGCAAAACGTAAATAAGTCTGAATTTAAAAATTATACAACAGTAGCTCGTAATGATGACGAAGATGAAGATGGTGAAGTAAATATCAGGACTAACTCTCAGTACTTACCTTATTTTGAAAGTTCAAAAGTCAACCGTTGTATTAAAGTATTTTTGGATGAAAATATCCGTGAAGCTAAGTACTATCGTACAGTTCTTCAAGGTGTTGAGTCTTTAGGTGAAGGTGATTTAATCTTACTTAATATCAATAGCTACGGTGGACAATTGGATGGTGCAATTGCTATCATTAACGCTATTGAAAATACAGATGCTGATGTTCACGCTAGTATTGAAGGTGTAGCAGCTAGTGCAGCTTCCCTTATTGCTTTGGCAGCACCAAGTATTAGTGTATCGCCTTACGCTACAATGATGGTGCATAGTGCTACCTTTGGAGCTTTCGGTAAGCAGTCTGATGTTATCTCTCATGCTTCTTTCGTAGATAAGCAAGTTAGGACTTTGATGAATAGTGTCTATAAGGACTTTTTAACTGATAAAGAACTTGAAGAAGTCATTATGGGTAAAGAACTATGGTTTGATGCTCCAGAGATTGTTCGCAGGTTAGAGCTCAGATCAGAACTGCAAGAAAAACGCTCTAAAGCTGAAGCTAAGAGGATTAAGCAGCTAGTTAAATCTTCAGGTAAAGAAGTAGTTAAAGCTGAAGTTGAAGTTCAAGAATAAATTTATATAAAATTTTTATAGCCCCTTGGTTAATAGCCTTGGGGCTTTTTTGCTGGGTAAATATCACAAGGTGCATATTGATTTAAAGGCTCTAGAAGGCATTTTAGGTTATAACTAGTAGTTAGTACCTTGAGTAGTATTTAAAGCTGCCTGTGAAGGTTTTAGACGCCTTGTTGAAGGTTTGGTTGAGCTTTTGTTGCTAATTTAGGTTGTTTTTAGGGTTGATTTTAGGTTGTAAATTGAAAGTTGGTACGGAGGGTGTATGCGGAGGGTAGTAATAAGAGGTTTAAATTGCAGTTAGTCTTAGGTGCTTGATAGGCCCCCACCCTATACCCTTATACGATGCTGCGATTTTAAAATATCATACGATGTTTTATACGATGATACTATGCGATAGCATCATATGATTGTATTTGAGTTTTGTATTCATCGTATTGTATTTTGTATTTAATCTTTGAGTATTTACGTTGATTATATTCAAAATTATCACTAACCGTATAAATGGCAGGGAGAAAATTTTTTGTAGGGTATTATTCGATTTATGAATGATTGACTTTGCGTATATTCATATAATGAATAGTCGTTGATTATGCGTTATGACCACAATCTGCGGTTGTTACTGCATGTCACGATGCAGATGGTTAAACCTTTATATAACCTTTATATAACCTTTATATAACCTTTATATAACCTTTATATAACCTTTATATAACCTTTATATAACCTTTATATAACCTTTATATAACCTTTAATAAGCTTACAATCAAACCTTTATACAATAAAAAAGGGGCTAACCCGTGAAGGTTAACCCCCTGATAGTCTTATGTTCTAAGCCTCGATCTAACTTTACATTGTAGCCACGCTATAGCACATAGTGCCACTACTAGAATCCAGAGCATTAGATACCCGCCAAGTATACTTAGAATGACAATCATAGGATTAACCCTTAAACTTGTTTGCACCGATACCGTGCGACACGATAGCTATTGACTTTGCTTTCGATTGTGACCCGGTACATAACTTGCATTCAATGCAGGATAGTCCCTTGTCGTTTTCTTTCGATGCTGGACATATAATCTCATTAGCTAATAATGATTTGATGCCGTTATCTTGCCATTGTTTGACTGGTATAACCCTAAACGTTCTATAACCCTTAGACTGTGCTTTCTTTGCATCTTCTACACTGTCTGCGCTATACATCATGCGGTTATAGGCCGTTGGATTGTTGGCCTTGTGCTGATGTGTATAACTCGTGTGAGTGCGGGCTTTCTTTAGTAGTGCATCCCACACGTAAGCGGGGACGGCAGCGGGGTCCCCATACGTACCTAAGCGAACGGCTCGATTATGTCCGATAGCGCTTATTTCTTCTGGGTTTGTAACGGTAGGATACAACCCTCGCTTGTATCCCTTATAGACTACAGTTGGCCCCTGTCCAAGGTTAACGTAACAACTGCGATCTACTGCAGTCTTTTTAATGGGGTTATCTGTAGGTTGACCCCGATGGATACAGTCACCACAAATAGAGGCATCAGCACCCGTCTTAGAGGCTTCTAAGGGGTTTACATCTGCCCTTAGAATGTGAGTCTGTATCATGTTGCCGGTTTTGCTGTTGTTACTTGAAATAATGGCAATGACAACAATTGATTGACCATCAAGTAATGAGGGGCCATTATATATAACGCTCGAAACTGGTTTTTGTGTCTTGGTTTTCATGTTTTAACCTTGTTTTTTCATGGCAAAGGTGCCGATAATATTTCCGTTAACGTCTTGAACGTTCCTGAAGGTGTCGAAGGTGTCACCTGATTCGATCCGATCTGCTATTGATCGCAAAATGCGCACAATCTCAGGCGCTGCGGTTTCTTGCGTTGGATCATCATCTGCACAAAATGCTGCATTATTGCAAAGGAATGACACTTTGAAAGTAAACGACATAATTTAAACCTTGAATTTATCGGATAATATCATCC